GGGGAAATGAACAAGCAGATTGCCGGCGCCAAGGTGACGGCAGCGCAGGAGGCCAAACCGCTGCAGGACCATATATCGGCACTCGGCAAGGACATCAAGGCGTTTGTGGAAGAGCACCGGGAGGAACTGGACGGCAAGACCAAGACGCTCAATTTCGGCAAGACCGGGTTCCGCCTGAGCACAAAGATACTGCTGCCGAAGGCAAAGGAGAAGCTTGAAAGCCTTATCAATACGCTGAAATCCCGCAAGATGCACGACTGCATTGTGACGACGGAAACCATCAACAAGGACGTGCTCAAGAAATACAGCGAGGATGAGATTGTTAAGGTGGGGCTTGTGCTGAAAAAGGAAGATGTGTTTTGGTATGAGGCGGACAGGGAAAAGCTGCAAAAGCAGTAGGCAGTGGCTACATTAGATGTTAGATGGTAGATGTTAGACGGTAGATGGAGAACGAAAGGATGCAATCCCCCCACCGTTGCGACGGTCCCCCTCCCTTTAACAAGGGACGTAAAGAAGATTACGGGAGTGATATCAATGAAAGTTACCGGAATGTATATTTGCCAGAAGTGCAAGACCACAGGATACACCTTGTTTGAACTGTTTATCTGCCCAAACTGCAAGGGGAACACGCTGACGCAGGCAGAGAAGAAAGACGAGGCAAAGCAGGAAGAGAACGACCTCACCGTCACGCTAAAGCGTGCCACCTCTCCTGATGCAGGCGAGGCACAGCAGGAAGAGCACTGATTTTATTAAAATAGGAGGCAATAAAATGGCAGCAAACAATAATAACGGCAGACCGTTTCTGACAAACTGTTCTATCCGCACGATGTGGGGATTGGCCAAGTGCCCGGAGCTGGCGCTCCCGGATGAAGACCTTTACGCATTGGTAGAGCGCGAGACCGGAAAGCAGAGCATCCGGAAGATGACGCAGGGCGAGGTAGACAACGTGTGCCGGATCCTCGCAAACATGAAAGACACAGCCGCAGCGGGCGCCGTTAAGAGCAAGAAGCGCACCGATGAAGGCGGAAACCCGGACACGGAAGCACTGCGCAGGAAGATATTCGCGCTGACGGGCGAGCTCGGGTGGAACAAAAACAACAAGCGGGTTACCGGCTTTTGCAAAAAGATGTTCCATGTTGACAGAATCGAATGGCTGACGGTACCGCAGTGCCACAAGATGATTGAGGCGCTTAAGAAAATGGTGGACAGGGAAAAGCTGGAAGTGGGAAGTTAAAAGTAGGAAGATGGACGGAATCCCACCACCGCAAGCGGTCCCCCTCCCTTTAACAAGGGAGGCAAATAAGTAAAAGATTTTATAAAAATTTAGGAGGTTAACATTATGCCATATATCAAAATTAAGGGAATCGACGTATCGGAACACCAGGGGCTTATCAACTGGGACAAGGTCAAATGCAACGGCATCAAGTTCGCGATGATCCGCGCCGGGTACGGCAACACAACGGACAAACAGTTTGAGCGCAACATCAGCGAATGCAACCGGCTTAAAATCCCGTGCGGGGTATACTGGTTCAGCTACGCGCTCACCGCCGCGGCCGCGGCCATGGAGGCTGAACGCTGCATCGAGCTTATCAAGCCGTTCAGGGTGGAATACCCGGTATGTTACGACCTCGAATACGACGGCGTGCGTTACGCCAAGGACAAGAACGTTATCATCACCAAAGCGCTTGCCACGGCTTTCGCGCTGGCATTTTTGACAAAGGTAAAGGTACTCGGTTATTACCCGATGAACTACAGCAACCAGGATTACTGCAACAACATGTTTGACATGACGGCGCTCAAGGAGTTTGACCTTTGGTACGCCTGGTACCATGACACCTGCGACCGCACCGACGCCGGAATATGGCAATACGGCGGGGCACCGGTACCGGGCATCGGCGGCAGCAACGATGTGGACTACGCGCTGAAGGATTACCCCGGAATTATCAGACGCGCCGGGATGAACGGTTTTGCAAAGACTACGGCGCCGGCACCTGTAAAGCCTCCGGTACCCGTGAAGCCTCCGGTACCCGTGAAACCGGCAACACCGGTAAAGCCAACGAAGCCCGCAGCGCCGGTAAAACCCGCAAAGCCTGTGACAAAGAAGATTACAAAGGGCTGCACGGTGAAGGTGCTGAAGGCCGTACAGTATGACGGGAAGCCGTTTGCTGTTTACCACAAGACCTACACGGTGCTTGAGGTTGCCGGGGACAGGGCGGTTATCGGGGTCGGAACGGAAACCACAGCGGCGGTGAATGTGAAGAATCTTGCTTTAGTTGTAAGTGGGAAGTAGGAAGTCGGAAGACACAATCCCCCCACCGTTGCGACGGTCCCCCTCCCTTTAATAAGGGACGCAGGGAAAGAGATAAGGCGGGAGGCAAAACAGAACTAAAGTTCTGGAGAAAGAGCAATTATTTCATCATTAAGGAGGCCTACAAGATGGACTCATTAGCACAGGACCTTACCATTGAACTCATCCCGGACGGGATTTACCGGCAGATTGCTGAAACGATCGGCGTGGAGAACCTTGTGAAGCTGACGGAGCTCATCGGCGGTTCCACGTTCTACCTGCCGAAAGCCGAAAGCATTACAAGGCCGGTGAGGGACGCGCGTATCCGGGAGGAATTCAACGGCTACAACCACATGGAGCTTGCCCACAAGTACGATGTGACGGAGCGCTGGGTGCAGATATTATGCGGACGCGGGCAGGCGGAGGGGCAAATTAGTTTGTTCGGGGAGTAGGAAGACGGAAGTAGACGCAATCCCCCCACCGTTGCGACGGTCCCCCTCCCGTTTCACATAGAACCGCAAGCGGTTCATTTAAAAAAGCTAAAGCTTTTTATTAAGGGAGGCACAGCAGGAAGCAAGCAAGTAAAACCTCTCCGTCACGCTTAAGCGTGCCACCTCTCCTGATGCAGGAGAGGCACAGCAGGAAGCAAAGAAGTAAAGGACGGAATCCCCCTGTCAGCGTTCGCTGACATCCCCCTTTAACAAGGGGGACAAAGCAGGAAGCAAAACAAGTAAAACCTCTCCGTCTGCTGCGCAGCCACCTCTCCTCCAGAGGAGAGGCAAATTAGAAAGCAAAACAAGATTATTTTTAACACTTTTCAGAATCACTACGTATGTAGAGTTTACAAGTAAAAAGGTAAGATTAAACCGTAGAAGCAACGCTTCTACGGTTTTCTTAATACCCGAAAATTTAAGGAGGAAAGCAGCATGGATTTAATTAAAACCGACCTCAGCAATCTACTGGTGCAGCTTGTTCTTGCCCTTATCGGCCTGCTTGCCGCGTACGCCACAGCCTACTTCGCCAAGCTTAAAGAAAAGGCAAAAGCAGAAACGGCGAAAATCAAGGATGACGGCGAAAGGCAGTTGTTCAACAACGCCCTGGATGATGTTGAGAAACTGACAACCGTGACGGTGAACAGCATCGAGCAGACCACGGCAAAAGACTTGCGTGAGGCCATCAAGGCAGGCACCGGAAACAGAAACGAGCTCCTGGATTTGGCAAAAAAGGCAGCATTTGAAATAACCACCGGCATCACACCGGAGGCAAAACAGCTTATTACAGCAAACCTCGGCAGCTTTGAGGATTATGTCGCGAAGCTCATAGAGGACAAGGTGTTAGCGCTTAAAACAACGTAAGGGAGTAAAAAAGTATGCAAGGAAGCCAACTGTTATTCTTCGCCCTGCAGACTGTTGTAACGCTAATCATCGGGATAGCCGTTTGGGGCATTAAAAACGCCATTGTAGACCTGAAGGACGCCATCAAGAAAAATGCCGGCGACATCGAAAAGGTTGCCAAGGAGCTTTCGGAGCTGAAGAGCGACCTGCCGCTTGTGTACGTGCTGCGCGAGGATTTCATCCGGACGCTCAACAATGTTGACAAGCAAATGGGCGACATGAACTGCAAGCTTGACCGGATACTTCAATACAGGAATAAGGAGTGATAACCATGGATGAAATGAACGAGCTTGAAATAAAGCAGAATAAGGCCATCCGGGGTTACATCATCCGCTCCCTTGTAAAGGGATTTCAAAACTCGCTGCTTATCCGGCAGATTACCAACGCGCTTGTTGCCGACGGGATGATTGTTTCGCCGGACATCTGCAAGCACCTTGATTATTTGCGCGAGGGCGAGTACATCGTTTTCACCGACAAGACGGTTACCGCCTACAACGCATACCGCAAGGATGCCGTAATTAAGCTGACAAAAAAAGGCGTTGACCTCGTCGAGGGGACTATCGACGACCACGGAGTTGATGTGTAATGGCCGATAACAAACGCCGCCGGACTCGTGTTGCATCCAAGATAACGGCGCTGCCGGATGATATTAAGGACCAGCTCGACGTGATGCTGCTCGACACTGCCAACACCTACGATGAAACGGCCATTTGGCTGAAATCACTGGGGTATGAAATCAGCAAGAGCGCCGTCGGCCGGTACGCCATACGGGCAAACCAAGCGGCGCAGCGCATTGCGGAAACCATTGAGCAGACAACAAAACTGGCAGAAGCCGCGGAAAAATACCCGAACCTTGACTTTACCAAGGCAAGCCGCATGGTGCTTATGGACGGGCTGCTGAAGCGGGTAAGCACGGCGGAGGAAGATTACAACGAGATGCCGCTCGACAAGGCCGGCAGATTAATCGCTTCCCTTTCCCGCGTGGGCGTGTATGAGCAAAAGACGCTGCGGGATTACAAGACCAAAACGGAAATGGCGTTTGAGGCGCTGGAGGCTGACCTGATGAAGGCCATAAAGGCTGACCCGGTGCTGAGCAGAGAGCTGCACGCGGTGCTGAGCAAGGCGAGGGACATGATTATTAACGATGGGTAGATATTAGATGTTAGACGGTAGATGTTAGACGGTAGATGTTAGACGGTAGATGAAGAACGAAGAACGCAATCCCCCCACCACTGCGGTGGTCCCCCTCCCTTTAACAAGGGAGGTTTAAGATGAAAGGATTTCTATGATAAATCTGAAGGATTATATTGCGATTCTTGAAGAGCCGGAGGACCATGAGGCGGTTGCAAACCGGGATTACCAAAAGGCGCTCTTTGAGGCTTACGCGGCCCGCGCCGG